TTAATTTTTTCCCCAGTAGAAGGTAACTCCAATTCATATTCGGGGGTAGTAAGTTTTGGTAACGCCATAATTTTTCATCCTTTTAGTTCATGGTTAAAATAGTCTCATTACAGCAGGAAGAGCTCGAGAGAGATTCCTTTCTGCAACATTAGTTAATGTTTTTATTAGTTTGTCTGACAGGGTTGATTTTTGTTGGGTTATATCAGCAGTTTGCCAATATCTAAAATTCATTTGTACATCCCATTTTAATATTTCTGCTGATGGGGCGCCGGCCAAGGTTACATCTCCAAGAACTTTGGGAAATGCTTCCATTAGCTGTATACCATACCGTCTTTGCATTTGATTATCTAATAGGTAAATTTCTACTGTACCAACGTAATGGTTATAATATCCTACTTGCCATGTTTTCGGATTAAATGCTCTATATTGCCATTTTTCAAATGCAACCCTTTCTGCCCCATCAGCAGAACTCTGAAAGGTCATCTCAACAGCATCGGCATACATTAACTCTGAAAAGTCATCTCAACAGCATCAGAAAACATCACTCCATCAACAACTTGCCTTCTTGGGCCATGTATGTTCGTATCGTCTACAGTTGAAAGAGTTCTACCTGGCAACGTAACAGATTCACATCTCATAGCGATTTTATCCATATTCGTAACGCCTTTAATATCGTCTGCGTTCTTATTTTCAGATGCGGTATTTTGCGTATGTAATGCTGGTTTATAAATCATAACTTCATAATGATTTGGGCGGGCATAACCTTCATTGGCACGGAATTCAGAAAGAATATCATTTAATACACCGAACGCTGCGCCTTCTAAAAATCTTGGTAAAACTGCCATTAGAGCATACTCCTAGAATCTTTCCATACAGTACTAGCATTTTCTTTCTTAAATCTTTGTACTGGTAGTAGTGTTGCAATAGTAAATTCATCGGCATCAATTCTACGAAATTGAGATTTGGTCTGTCCGGCCAAATATCTATGTAGAGTAGGTTTAATTAATTTAATCTTCTTCAACTGACTATAATTTGCTATAATACGAGTGCTTTCATCAAATTTGGTATTATTACTATAATCTACCAAAGTATCTAATAGTTTAATTCTTAAAGATATGGGTAGATAGTGTAAATTGATGCCCAGAAACCCATCAGGATATTTTTCTATTGGTAATACTAAAGGAAATGTATCATAATATGGCAATATCTTTTTATGTTTTGGATCATAAATAAACATGTTAAGTTTACCATAGAATGGTTTAGTAGCCCTTTTACCATCCCGAATTAAATTCATTGCACTTGGCTTACCAAATTCCTTAATTTTATCCTTATACCATTGAGTAGATTTAGGCCGCCCCTTTGCCGCATCTTTAACTGATTGCACATATTTACTAATAGCCATAATACTATTTATACGAAATACCCAGATGATCCTCATTGAGTATTTTAAAATCCATACTATTCATATCACAAAACTCTGTTGCATATTTCCATTTCGCTTCGTTAACAGCCCATGTTTTAACTGCGCTATAGAATTTTCTAGTTTTTCTGGTTGGCACTTTTGGTGGACTACACTGAATTTTTGGTTTAATTTCTACAATAGACTTTTCTATGGAACCATCATGTTTTTTTACTTTAATATAAAAATCTGGGAAGTATCGATGGATTCTTCCGTCTATGGGTGATAAATAAGGGATAATGATCTCTTCGCTACCCCATTCTAATATAGCATTGCTGGTATCACAATATACCATGAACTTTCTTTCCCATAAAGATCGATATACAATACGATTGGGATCACCTTTATACTTTTTGGGGTTTTTAGGAGTATATTTACCTTTGTATGCCACGATTAAAATACCTAAATAGTTTTATTGTAAGGATATTTAGACATGAGTATAGGTAGCGCAATTGTCAATCAAGCACTAAGTCGTGGAGCAGGCGAGCTTAGAAAGGTTATGGGCAATCTCCCTGGCTCAGCTTTAGGTGGCAGTAAACCATCAGTTGGTATTTCTTCCAACATAGGGGAATCTATTAATCTCCAGTATCCATTGAATGTTGAAAATGACATACAACAAGGACATTATATAATGTTCTTTATAAATGAAATTGATTCAGGAAAGGTTAAAAAGCTTAAGGAATATAAAAAAGAGTTGGCAAGACACGAGATGGCCGTGTCTTACGGCGCGGAGACACAAGCAGATGCGCCGGAACCTCCAACTGGAACGACAGGAACGTCTAGACTTGCCTCCGCACCAAAAGGTGCGCTTGCATTTTCAAGGCAGCCAACAGTTCGTGTTAAAAGAGCAATATGCCTTTACATGCCCCCATCAGTTAAGGCGACATACAAGATGAATTATGCAGACACAGAAATAGGTTCAGGAGCTCAAGCGGGCGCTGCGATGATTCAGTCAATGATAGAGAGTGGAAAAAAGGGAAATCTCATGGCAGATGCGAAATCCATGCTCGGACTTGGGCCGGGTACGGGGAAGAAATGGGCGTCCGCTGGCCAAAAATTGGGAGATGCCGCTCTAGGAACCGCCTTTACTTGGGCAAAAACCCTTGAAAGCACCGCAGGCCCGCTACTTGGTTTACAAGGATCACTCGCCGCAGCACAAATAATCAGTGGAAAAATAATGTCCGATAAAATGGAATTATTGTTTACTGGTGTTGGCCGTAGAACATTTAATTACACATTTACATTTATTCCAAAGAGCGAAAAAGAAAGTGAAATGGTTGCTAACATTGTACACACATTTAAATTTCACATGACGCCATCATTTGGTAGTCTAAGTATTCTCGGACACAAATTCACTGCCGGTGGAAGAGTTTTAAACATACCAGAAACTTTTGATATTCAGTATATGTATAAGGGTAACCAAAATCCTTGGATTAATAAAATCTCTTCTTGTTATCTATCTAATATGGATGTACAGTATGGTAGTGATAAAGCAGGATTTTATGAACCACTAGCAAACCCTGCTGTTGGAGGTAAAGTTGGTCCTGTTCCTACACATACTACAATTTCATTAAATTTTGAAGAGATTGAAAAAATGTCTAGAGAACGCATTGACGAAGGATTCTAATCATGTTTTTTTCTGCATTTCCTAAAATATATTATTCTGGCAAAGGAGGCTCCGATCATAAGATTGTCACCAATCTTTTACGCCGTGTTGGTATACGAGCAAAGGTAAAAGCAAATACAGGATTATTTGATACCTATGATATCAAAGAAGGTGAAACACCAGAAATGATATCACATAAATTATACGGCGATGTAGAATACCATTGGATAGTCTTATTGATGAATGATATTACAGACAGATATCATGGATGGCCGATGTCAACACCACAATTTCTTTCATTTGTTGATGAGAAGTATGATGATCCAAATGCAGTACATCATTATGAGATCAATGCAACTTCTGGTGATACCACAAAAACTATTAATATTGGTACTACTAATGCAGATTATGCAGGAGCATCTATAGTGACTAATATTGAATATGAAGAATCAAACCAAGATAAACTTAGAAATATCCGTTTGCTTGATCCTGGCTATGTAGAACAATTTGTTGAAGAATATACAAGTTTAATGAATGAGAGTGTAATTTAATGGCCGAAACTATAACTACTGCTGGTGAATTTGTAATCGATTTGGCAGAAATAATTACTGTTGATGGTTCTCCTTTAAATTTTACCAATAAAGTTGTCAATATTACTATATTTGAAGATATTGAAAACCCATATTTGACAGGAAATATAAGTTTTATGGATGACCATAACGTACAAAATTTATTGCCACTTATAGGACAAGAATTATTAAAACTCAAAATAAGAACTCCATCAATGAAAGAGCCATCCGAAATTATAAATTCTTTATTCTATATAAAAAGTTTAGCTGCTTCTATGGAAGTTAATGCTAATAAAAAAATAATTTCTTTTGAGTTTATTTCTCTAGAGGGTATGGAGAATCGAAGAAAAAGAATGTGCAGAACTTTAACAGGTTCATTTTCTAGCATGGTAGCGACTATCTTGAGGACTGATTTAAAATCTACTAAAAACTTCTATGTAGACCCATCAGTAGGCATAAAGAAAATTGTGGCTACAGATATCTCTCCAATATTTTTAATAAACAGTTTCGTTGAACAAGCAGTATCAGAAAAATTTGGTTCACCCACATATATGTTTTTCGAAACTCTGGACGGTTTCCATTTCAGATCGTTAGAAAGTTTATATAAAGACACTGTAGTTATGGATTATACAGCAGATGGTGAAGGTGGGTTTACAAAAAGAAAAAAAGGATATTCTGATGTACTTATAGAATTAAATAAAATAAGAAAATCGTCATTAACCATTGGTAGTGATTCTTTATCCGACAGTATAAGTGGAGCCTATGGTTCTAATGTTATTACTCATGATATCTTTAATAAAACATACAGCCAAACTGGTTATAACTATTTTGAAAGCTTTGAAAAAGAAAAACATATTAATTATTTTAATGGAAGAGGTAAACAAGCACCTATATTTAGCGCTGTCGCTATAGATGATAATAAATCAAATGCTGCTGATCGTCCAGTAAAGACTTATTTAATGCCAGTATCTTTTAGCGATATAGATTCTAGGAGTGATGCCCATTTTACTAATTCTTCTGGTAGCCATGCTTTTAATGGATATGACCCAGACTCATGGATTACAAAAAGAACTTCAATGATGAATAATTATGATGTCATCGAAGCTAATATAGTAGTAGATGGACATACAGCTGTAAGGGCGGGGGATATGGTGAATTTGACTCTACCTTCTAATGCACAAAGTAAACAGACTAACGGAAATCGAGTTGATAGGTTTTATAGAGGAGCATTTCTCATTCGTAATATCATGCATGATTTTACTATAGATGATAAAGGAAATAAACATATTATAGAAATGTCTTGTGTTGCAGATTGTGTTGATGAACAAATACCCTCCACAGATAAAAACCCTGTTCCAAAATTAAATAAAAAAATACCATTGACTTTTAATGTATCAAAATAGAAAGGAGAAGTCCAAATTAATTCAAAAATGATATCCAACAAACATGATAACCAGAAGGAATTAAAAATGGCTAGAACCAAACAACGAATCAATAAAATGCACTTTCAAAAACAATCACGTAGTCATGAACTTCTAGAACCACTTTCCGAAGAAGATAAATACATAGTGAAAATGTCAGGATATAAAAAAGGATTAATAGGGCGAACAAATGAAAAGATTCCAAGATTTGCGAACTCCTTTACTTGAAGGAGTTTATGACCCAAACATATTTAAGGCAATTTTCCTTGCTGGTGGACCTGGCAGCGGTAAGTCATACGTTGTCAGGCGCACCACAGGTGGAACTGGACTCAAGATAGTCAATTCAGACCCTGCGTTTGAATTACTTCTAAAAAAGGCTGGGTTGTCTCTAAAAATGCCTCCAGAAGAGTTTGAACGGAAAGAAAAGGTCCGAGCTCATGCAAAAAAGATTACCGCAAAACAAAAGTCAAATTACCTTGATGGTAGACTTGGAATTATCATAGATGGTACTGGTAAAAATGCAGAAAAGATATCGTTTCAGAAGAGACAGCTTGAGGAATTGGGTTATGACACATATATGATTTTTGTGAATACCTCTATTGATGTCGCACTACAACGTAATGCAGACCGGGCCCGCTCTCTTCAAGCATCGGAGGTGGTGCGTATGTTGAAGGAAGTACAATCGAATATAGGTAAATTCAATAACATGTTCAGAGAAGGTATGATCATCGTTGACAATAATGACGCTGGCGAGGATGTTTTAAATGGAATCTGGAAACGTGTGCGGGGGCTACTAAAAAAGAAGGTTACTAATACCAGAGCACAGAACTGGATTGCAATGGAACTGGCTAAAAAGAAAAGATAATGTTTTCCTATCTAAATCCCGAAAATTTAAAGAAAGTATATGAAAGAGGTACGAGTAGTAATGAATCTGGCGCTACTTTTCACGATTCTGTATCTAACCATTTACAGATGTTAGAGGAGTGTAGAAACTTCTCAGGATGGGTGCGTATGGAAGGACAAGAAGAAACTTCAGATTATCTTATAGAAAAACATGGAAAACTACTGGATGGAGCAGATCAAGCGAGACATAATTCTCCAGATAAACCTTGGGATAGGTGGCTTGCAATACCTACAGAAGAACACTTTCCTACCTTATATAAATTTTTACAGGAAAACAAACACCAATATAAAGATTCTATTGTAAGTAAACTTGGGTCTGGAGCAAAAATAAAACCTCACACACACCACCCACTTAAACCAAAATATATTTATAATTTATGTATTAATTTCCCAGAAGGTTGTAAGTTTGAAGTTTATCCTAACGGTGAAATCCCCTATCGCCCAGGCGACATATATAGACTCAAGACAAGACACTTACATAGTGTGACAAACGATTCTATTTCAGATAGATATCATGTAGTTATGGAGCATCTTTGACACAATATATTCTAGAGTACATGGCAGGAACCAAAGGTGATCTTCTATGTCGGTTTCTTAATGGTTTAGATTCTGATCTCTGGCCAGGAAGAGCAAACAAAACTAATCCGCCAGATATAGGATGTCTCAATTGGTTGAAATTAGCAAATCCTTATCACTTAACTCTTGATCGTTTTGAGGAAGTTTTAGATACTAATACTCACAAATTTCTCCCTGCTCATCCTCTCTGGGTGACTTATGATAAAGAATATCTCTTACTACTAGATGAGTATGATTATAAAATATTGAAACTGAGATATGAGAAAAATCAATATATTACAATCCGTATAGAAGCCAACTTAAAGAATGGTAAAGCTCTTGACACGCCGGCCGGCATGAACAGTGCTCCGACTACGGCCATTTTCGGATATCTTGTAGGATTTCTCAATGTCATGTTTTGGAAAGGGTTAGATACGAATAGCTTTTTATCTAAAGACTTACTTGTTATTCCTAAAGCAACAGATAATGAAAATATATGGAAGCAACGAGCATATATCAATGAATTATTCTTATCTGGCAATAATGAAAAAAGAGAATTTATTGATTATAGTGACTTGTATTTAAACTTTAATTGTGATATATTAAAGGACTATAACTTAGATGAGTGGAAGTCTTTAGTGAAAAGAAGCTGGTGCGACTATAAAGAGAATGGTTATATGGATTGGGATAGACCTTATCCAGAGACAATGCCTACAACAAAATATAGTGATGTAATTGAAAAATGGATTAAAGAAAATGAATGAAGAGATTAAAGAGTTTTTTGGTAAGACATGGAACCAGACTGAGGTTGATCCACATGTGGTGAGAATCTTAGGAGATGCCAAACATGTTATTGATGTTGGTTGTGGGTTCAATCCTTATAAACAATTTCATGAAAGTCTGATTGGTGTGGATATTGTTAATGAAAAAGCAGATGTTAACTGTGATATTCTTGACTTTCCTAATGATAACAAATTTGATCTTGCAATTTGTTATGGTATACTGCACTTTAACTCTTATGAATGGATAAGGGAAAGACTAGAGTGGGTAGTAGATCATACTACACCAGATGCACAGATATTAATGAAAGTTAATCCATCCAGAAAAGAAGATCAGGCAGAAGAACTACAGAGCTCTGATGTTGTTTGGTTTGATAAGTGGAATCATGGATTAGCTGATCATTTTGCTGACATATATAATTTAGAGTTATGGAATTGGCGTGAATGGCGCAATCCACACGATAATAGTTTACGTTTGAAATTTGATTATATAAAAAGGAGATAATCGTGAATACATTATTCAGTTTAATCACCGGCGTAGGTGTGCTTGCAATATACGGACTATTCACATTTGTTATGACTTATTGGTTTGCCAAAGGGTATGACAACAACAAGGAATCATTTCTAGTTGCCCGAAGAGAACTCAATACATTTCAAGGAAGTCTAAGTGTCGCAGCTGCATGGTTGTGGGCCCCTGGCTTGTTTATTTCTGCACAACAGGCATATGTCAATGGTCTGGTAGGACTATTCTGGTTCTGTCTGGGGAACTTCTTCACTCTGGGTGCATTTGCGTATTTTGCAAAACGAATACGAAAATTGAAACCAGATGGGTTTACCTTCTCAGGTTATCTAAAAGAGAAGTTCTCTGGTAGAGTACAAGCTCTATTTGTGGTCGAGATGATGTTGCTCGCTGTCTGTGCATTTGCGATTAACCTGATTGCTGGTTCCAAGACAGTAGAATCTCTAACAGGATTAGACGCTGGACTTGTATCTGTTCTCATGGTTCTGATTGCAATCCTATATTCATTTAGAACAGGACTTAAAGCAACTGTGGTAACAGAGGTAATTAAAATCATCGTGGTGTGGACAGGTGCAGTTGTTCTTGTTCCTTGGGTGATCTTAAACGCTGGTGGTTGGGATACTGTCGTTGCTGGACTTGGCGGTAGGTTAGGACTAGGTGCAGACATTTTTGGTACACCTTTCGCCTGGGGTGTGTTTACTGGATTTGGTGCAGCTGCATTTCTTGGACATATGGGTGGCCCTTGGGGTGATAACTCATTTTACCAACGTGCGTTCAGTATTAAGGAAGGTTCAATCATACCATCCTTTGTAATCGCAAGTTTTGTATTCATCGTGGTTCCTATCATGATGGGCCTTCTAGGATTTGTTGCAGCTGGTTCTGGTATGGAGATTGAAAATGTAGGTGTGACTAATGCACTTGTCATTGCAGAGTATCTACCAGCATGGGCATCTGTGTTCTTTATGTTCATGGTGTTCTCAGGTCTGGTGTCTATTCTAGATTCTCAGTTTGCGTCTGTTGCGAACATGACAGGTCACGATATCTACAATAAGTTTAAGGTGGGTATCCTTGGAGCAGATGAAATCAAGTGGGCCAGGTATGGTATGGTTGCACTTGCAGTACTCGCTTTGATTGTTGCAAATGTGCCTGGCATGACACTGATGTATCTGTTCTTGTTCTTTGCAGTTCTACGTGCCAGTGTATGGTTGCCTTCTATGATCTCTTTTCTGAAACCAGACTTGATTACAGAGAAGGGTATGTTCTGGGGTATTCTAGTTTGTGCTACGGCAGGTGAAGTATTGTTTGTTAGTGGTAAACTAGGTTACTCTGACACAACATTTCTTGGTGTGTTGATTGCAATCTTTGGATCACCACTATTGGCCGTAGGGATTAGTAAGTACCGATGAAGGTAATACTGCTCATAGGACCACAAGGGTCTGGTAATCACTTATGGAGTAAGGTATTTACTACGTGGGCAGATGGTGAATATTGGGTGGGACATAAAGATGAGCCCCACTCACACCTCTGGGAAGATATGGATTCTTGGAAAACTCATTCGTTCTCAGGAGATACAGTAGTATCAATATCAATCCCTTATGCGGTTGGAGGCAAAACAATTTTTCCAGATATAAAACGATGGAAAGAAATTATGGTCGAACGTGGTATTGATCATAAGATATGTGCGATTACTAGAGATGGGTACATCAATTTTCTACAAAATAAGAGAGTACGTCCAGAGAATAACTATAAAGAAGCAGTAGAGTATATAAAAGGTTTAGATGTAGATTGTTATTTGTCAACAGAAACACTATTGTTATATCAGTGGAAATATGTGGAGCAAGTGTGTAGACAGTTAGAATTTTCCATTGATAAAAAAGATGTTGATTTTACACAATCATTTAATGAAAAATATGTGAAATATGTTGAACAGTTTGACTTGGATAATTGGGTGTGGGAAGTTTCTGGTATAGTTTCTCGCGATCCTTTTGTATATGGTGGATAATGTTAATAGATGATTTTACCTTGCCTGGAGAAAGGGTCACTCAAAGTAAATACTATGGTTTAGATTCTCCAAGACACATCATTCCTAGAAATCCAGATGGGAGGTGGAAAAACTATCCTGTACAAGACTTTGATTACCAGTTTAATAGTTGGGGGTTCAGAGGGTCAGAGTATGACCAGTTTATAGGGCCTCCTGTGAATATATGTGTAGGAGACAGTTTCACGGTTAACTTGGGCGGTCCTATCGAACACAGTTGGCCATCGCAGTTACAAGAATATTTTAACATACCCACATTAAATTTGGGTATGGATGGGGCTGGAAATGATGCGATTAAAATTGTATACGATAGAGCAATCAAGATGTTTGATGTACAACATGCTTTTGTTATGTACAGTTATTTTCATAGACGGTTAGTTGATAATGAGTTTACACACTATAATGGAAAAAGGAAAACTGGAATGAAACCAGCACCATTGAATACAGATGAGGCAAACTTTCTTTATTTTGAAGATCAATACATAGACGATGCACATGGGGCATTTATTCCAGAGTGGTGTTATACAAAAACAGAATTACAACATATTAAATTTTATCAGAATTTTGATTATCCTGATGGGGGAAGACCAGAGTGGGCAAATAGGGATTATCACCATATGAACCAAGACCTTAACAAACTGGTAGCAGAATACTATTATGAATTATCTCGTACTAACTCCTGATGGTGTAGGTAGTACCTACTTACAACGAGCTCTGACTGTATATCTAAACTCTAGTGGTATGGATTACTATAACACGCATGAGCTATTGAATGGTTTGAAGTTAACTGATGATAATATCTTATATAAGAAAATGGCAGGGTATTCTCAATCGATAGAAGAGATTGTTGAACTGATAAGGAAAAATGAAGGTCTTATAATTTCTAGATTAGCACAATATCATGTTGAAAATAGACTTGCGGGTAAGTGGGCCACACGAAAAGGAGTAATGGAAGTTGCTCCAAATCCAGAAATTTCAGAACGCAATAAACGAGAAGACTATTCTATTTTATATGATACTTGTCGAAATAGCTATGACAAGCTCATTTACTGTACACGTGATCCTTTTGAATATGCGTTGAGTTGGTGTATACGATCAATAACAAGAAAGTTAAATGTATATAGTATTAAAGAGAGAATCGATACACATAATGAAGATAGCTCTTATGATATAGATTTGGAGTTCTTCTTATATAAACTTGATCAATATAAAAGATACATATATTGGGTGAAGGACAATTTTGAAAATGCAGTTGAAGTTCAATATGATGATGTACATCAAGATATAGATACAGTTCTCAGCAACATTTCTGGTGAGGACTATAAAATGTCTGATACTTGGGACATTTCTTTGCAAGACTACAGCACCATGTTATATAAAGTAAGTAAGGTGTATAACAAAAATGTACATTATTCAGATAATTTATTTGAATATCAATCCCTTCTAGTATCGCAGAAAAAACTGTTTCGTTTTGGTATGCCTATCAAAATGACCACATTGCGAGACAAAAGTAAAAGTGTGTCTAATTTTATATCTAGTTTAGAAACTTATAACAAGTGGGCAAAGAGCTCAAATGAGTATCCAGAACTCAGCGAAGAGCAGATTCTAGATAAGATAGAAAGAGAAGAACAAATCTACCTGTATAGTTTCGCGTGATCCTGTTGCAAAAATGTCACACTTTTCATAAATATTCAATAAAACAACAATCGGGGTCATTATTCGGTTGACAATCCTCTTCCTATGTAGTATACTATAGGTATGATGAAAAACGAAGTCAATTTCCTCCATCCAAATGTATCTGACAGAGACATCGAACTTTTTGGGTTTGATGGAGCGAAGAATTGTTTTCATATAGAGGACAATTGGATGATGGCTCATGTGATGCATGTCGCCGGTATCTTCCCAAGTGTGGGAATCGCTCGTAAAAACGGGTGGAATAAGCCCATTCCAGAGGGTTTTTCAGAGTTTACCATAGGTAAGAATAAGAAAAAAGTTTGGATTCTCAATGAAATCAAGGACTTATAGGGTACGATTTCCCTTGACAAATCCTGATCCACATGGTATAATATAAACATAATCGAGAGAGAGAGAGAAAACGATGAAAATTGATTTTATTAGTGCAGAAAACGGTGGCATCAAAATGTTTGCTGGTGTCGAAAACGTGAAGGGTTGGGGATGTACCGCTAAAGGTATTGCCTACAC